GGGCGAATCGAACCCACGATAACTCTCGCCATCGACTCGCCATCGGGATCTGGTGCCGACATTTCCGCCGTGCTGGACGAAGCAACAGGGGCGCCGCCGTTAGCAAAAACATGGCTTGTAGACTCGGTAACGATTGAGGATGGCGGCGACAACTACACGCATTTGGATGCTGTTGTTATCACACTTGCAGAGGGCAGCGAGCAGGGGTCGAGCGCGTCGCTCGCTCTAGTCACAGACAATGCGGAACCAACCCTGTCGGCGTCCGTGATCAGCACAGGAGGCGATGGGGCTTCGCTGTCTGTGACACTGACTGAAGGTGTGGCATCGCCGTCGGGTTCGGCAGTGTGGGCCGTCACGTCGATTGCCGTTGACACGCCGGGGGCGGCGTATGCCGAAGGAGACTTTGTGCCAATCGACATCGTCGACGGAGACGCGCGGAGCGGCGGATGTTTGGCGTTCGTCACCGAAGTGGACGGAAGCGGCGGGATAGTTGCCGTGACGATCTCGGAAGGCGGCGAATACTTTAAGGGCGGCCCGATTACCAGCGTGCAGGTGGACTACGGTGGTGAATACTGGAAGCTGGATGGCACGATTCTCGCGGTGGAGCTGACCAACGGCGGCAAATACTACCGGGAAGACGCGAGCCTGCCGCCTTACGTTGCCACCGTCACGGTAAACATCAGTCAAGGCTACAACACACCAAGCGACGGAACTGGAGCGGTGATTACGGCCACCGTCGAAGACGATCCGCAATCGCCCGATTTCGGCAAGATCACCGGACTGACGGTCGAAGACGGCGGCGACGGCTATCTCGCCTGGATGTGGGAGACAAACGACTGCTGCGGGCATTACCTTAACGGGCAGTCGATTGTGCTGGAGCGGTTTAAGGACTCCAACGCGGCGGCGTGCGAAGCGGCGACGAAGGACTTTTACGGGCAATACAACATCCCGTTTGCAGTAGACGGACAATACTATTCCGTTCCGTCCTATTGCGTTTACACAACGCAGTTTTGCGGAGGGTGGACGGTTCCGTTTTTGCTCGGGCCTGTCTGGTTTAAAGAGCCAACAAACAGCAAGTTGCAACTTTACGTTGGGTATCGCGGCGAGGGCGAACGGCCGGTTGTGAAACTCGGCCCGCCATGCTACGGCGGCCTGGGAAGCGGCGCTTATTCGCTTGGATGTCATCAAGACTGGATCGCAGACGAGCCCATTGAATCGTGTTCGCAGTTTTCGTTTACGGCAACGCCATCCGGCAAGCCGTCGATCAGCGTAACTTCAGGCGGCCAGTACGAGCCCGATTGGCGTTTTTCAGGGTGCAGTGAAAACAACAACGGAGTTTGCCAATCCTGCAACGTCTGCTGTCAAGGGGATGGCGAATCGCCTGACGAGATCGAGGTCGAAATCACGGACGAATGGACAACCGACCGGCCGGCGGGCCTTCCCGACTTTTCGGGAACGTATGTGGCACCTGGCACTGGCAACTATTGGAGTTTCGCTGCTCTCCAGACGCAGGCCGGGCTTTACGACATCGGTTTTCAAATCGGCCTCTACCCATGCCACAGCGGACTCCTGCCCATATATGTAGCGCCGCTGCGTGAAAACTGCGAAACGTGCATCAAGCAATGCCGGGCGTGGTTCGGCGGAATGTATATGTCGTGGACGCATAACAACATTTTGAATGCAAGACGCATAGCACCCGAACAACTGCCAAATGACTGCGACGACTGCGAATCCACGCCTGTGTGCTCGCCTTCTGGCAAGACGTTTGCGCTGTCGATAGCCGATCCCGCGTTAGTTGGGTACGGCAACGGCACGCATGTGGCAACGGCGACCATCCAATGAGCCTCTGCAACTTCGACAACCCGCACCAGACGTGCCACGTTTGCGGCTACCGCGCCAAGCGACTGCCGACATACCGCGAGTGCCGACCCGTGCCGGTCAAGAAATGGAAGCCCGTCATGGTGGGCGACCTCGTGGAAAACGCCCTGACCAGCGTCGGCATCACGCAGGAGCGCGTCGAGCGGCTGACCCGCACGGAAGGCAAGCCCGGCGGGTGCGGATGCGACGGGCGGAAGAAGTGGCTCAACGAAGCCGGGGCGAAGGTGCAATACGCCGTCCGCGATGCCGGCAAGGCAGCGGCGCAGTTCTATTTCGGCGGCTGACAGAAGACACACCACCAGGAGGCAAGGATGCCCCGCAAAGGACAACAGGCCGGCGACGATCTGACCCACCTCGCGCGGAAGCTCGTGGCCCTGCACCCGGACGCCCCGGCGAAGACCCTCGGCCGCCGCCTTCAGGCTGAGAGTAACGGCGCCCTGACGCTCGAGCAGGCCTGCCTGCGGATCCGCTACGCCCTGGGCTTGATGGGCAAGAAAAAGCGACGCAGCCTGGAGCGCGTCGGCGGAACGGCTCGCCCGCCCCGACAGGCCGGCCAGGTCTTCGCCATGCCGGCTAGCAAGGCCGACGGCTGGGAGCCCCACGTCCTCGACGTGACCGGGCCGGTCGGGATCCTGTCCGACATCCACGTCCCCTACCACTCGGAGACCGCCGTCCGGGCTGCGGTCGACGCCCTGGTCGGCGAGAAGATCGAGGCCCTCGTCCTGAACGGCGACACGGCGGACTTTTACGCGATCTCGCGGTGGACCAAGAATCCGGCGAGGCGGAACTTCAAGGGCGAGCTCGTCGCGATCCGCGAGCTGCTCGGCTGGCTGCGGCAGACGTTTCCCGAGATCCCCGTCGTCTTCAAGGCCGGGAACCACGAGGAGCGGTGGGAGCATTGGCTGTGGCAGCACGCCCCCGAGATCAGCGACGAGCCCGAGATGGGCCTCGACCACTGGCTCCACCTGGGCCGGCACGGGATCGAGCTCGTGAAGGACCAGCGGCCGATCATGGCCGGCAAGCTGCCGGTCCTCCACGGCCACGAGAAGGGCAAGGGGATCTCGGCCCCGGTCAACCAGGCCCGCGGGGCGTTCCTCCGGCTTCACCATACGGTCCTCGAGGGCCACGGCCACCGGACGAGCGGCCACTGTGAGCCCGACATGTTCGGGGCCGAGGTGTTCTGCTGGTCGACCGGCTGCCTGTGCGATCTGCGGCCCGAGTACGCCAGGATCAACAAGTGGAACCACGGGTTCGCGGTCGCGACGATCCACGCGGACGGCTCGTTCGACGTGGCGAACCAGCGGATCACCGCCGACGGCAAGGTCCGCAGCTCATGAGGCCGGCGGTCTGGCTCACGCCCGAGCAGCTCGACCAGGCGGAGCACGAGGCCCGGCGGTTCTCGGGCGCCTGGACTGGGACGAGCGGGTCCCTAGCCTCGTGGCTCGTCCATGTGATCCGCATGGTCCGCTACCTCGAGGAGCAACCCGTGGCCGTCCTGCCCGAGACCATCGCCGAGCAGCTGCTCGACATCGCCAGCCGCACGATCCGCCAGCGTCGCACGACCTACGGCCCACCGGCCGATCACTTCGCGAAGACGGTCGCGGCGGTGAACGCGATCTTCGGCCACAAGCTCCGCGAGCCGCTGACGGTGGCCGACTGGGCCCAGATCATGATCCTCGACAAGCTCGCCCGCCACCAAGGCGCCGCGAAGAGCGCCGACACGCCGGTCGACCTGGCCGGATACGCGGCCTGCCTGGCGGAGGTCGAGGCCGCGGAGGCGCCGCCATGTTCGACCTCGCCGTCGTGATCTCGCTCGCCCGCCGGCCCGACCGGCTGGCGGCGTTCTACGACCGGCTCGCCGGCCGGCTCGACGCCCTGCCCTACCCGGCCGTCGACGGTCAGGCCGAGCCGCCGCCGGCCTGGTGGAAGACCACGCCCGGCGCGTGGGGCTGTTACCGCTCACACCGAGCGGTGATCGACTACGCCATGGCGATCGACATCGACTCGATCCTCGTCCTGGAGGACGACGCCACGTTCGTCCCGGACTTCGCCGACCGGCTGGCGGCCCTCGAGCTGCCGGCCGACTGCGGCCAGCTCTACCTCGGCGGCCAGCACCTAACGAAGCCGGAGCCGGGCCCGCCGGGGCTCGTCCGCGGGCGGAACGTCAACCGGACCCACGCCTACGCCGTGATCGGCCGGGAGGCCCTGGCGACGCTCCAGGCCCACCTGCGGCCCGATCCGGCCCTGTGGACCGCCCGCCACCACGTCGACCACCACTACGGCATCCTCCACCGCGAGCGGCGGATCGGCTGCTACGCGGCCTCGCCGTGGATGTGCGGCCAGGCCGAGGGCCTGTCGGATGTCGACGGCCGCCGCCGCCCCGGGAGGATGTGGGCATGACCTCCTGGGACTTCTTCGACACGCTCATGGGACGGGCCTGCGGCGAGCCGTGGCGGCTGTTCGAGGCCGTGGGCGGCCCGGCCTACGTCCCGATCCGCCAGGAGGCGGAGCGGCGGAGCGACAAGACCTGGAGCGGGATCTTCGGCCAGGTCCGGGCGATCACCGGCTGGGACGCGGGCCGCGTCGACGCCCTGGCCCGCGACGAGTGGGCGGCCGAGCTGCGGGGCGCGTTCGCGATCGCGGACAACGTCGCGCGGGTCCGGCCCGGGGACCGGATCGTGAGCGACACCTACTTCTCCACAGAACAGGTCCGCGAGCTGGCCGACCGGATCGGGATCCCACGGACAGTCGACATCGTCACGAGCTGGGACGACAAATGGACGGGCCGCTGGTGGCGATCGGAGCAGGCCCGACAGGCGGACCTCCACGTCGGCGACAACCCGCGGAGCGACTGGGAGCAGCCGCGGGACGCTGGCCTGCGGGCCGAACGCTACACAGGCGGCAGGCTGACGCCGGCCGAGCAGGCCTGGGAGAAGGCGGGCCTGTGGGAGATCGCGGCGGCAGCCCGTGCCGCCCGGCTCCAGAATCCCCACCCAGCCGGATCGGACGAGGCCGCGTGGTGGGACGGCGCAGCGGCGGCGAACGTGCCGTTTCTGCTCACGGCCGCGGCCCTGGTCCACGACTACGCCGCGATCGCCCAGCCGGAGCGGATCTTCTTCGTCTCGCGCGACGCGATCCTGCTCGCGGAGGTCTATCACGCGATCTACCGCGGGACGGTCGGGATCTTCCACGCCAGCCGCGAGACCCTCCGCCGGCCGAGCGAGTCCTTCGTCCGCTACGCCAGGCAGCTCGCCCCGGGGACGCTGTTCGTCGACCTCCACGGCACGGGGAAGACCGTCCGCGAGTTCTCGCGGGCGACGGGCATCGACCTGGCCTATGTCTTCGTCTGCGGCCAGCGGCGGCTGGCGGCCCACGCCCCGGCCCTGGCGACGCTCCGCGGGATCGGCACCGGGACGGCCGTCGAGGTGATCAACTACCACAACGAAGGCCGGGTCGTGGATGTCGTCGGCGACCGGCCGGTCCGGGCGGACCTCGAGTACGACTCGCGGATCGTGAACGTCCACCGGGCGGCGACGCTGGCAGCGGCGACGCACTGCTGCCGGCGGCCGCGGGGCGTCACGCCCGAGCACCTCGCGACGGCGGCGGAGGTGGTGCAGCGGATGGTCCCGCGGGAGCTGCTGCGGCAGCACCAGGTCGAGCACCGCTCACCCGACGCGGCGCCTCACGCTATCCGGCGGCGGATTCTGTGAATGCCCCCCCCCCGCCTTTTCTCTAGGTTCACAACTCAACGCGCGGACAAGCAGCTCGCGCGGGGCGGGCGTCGTCCGGCCGATGATCTTCGGGTCCGCGTACGACCGGTCGAACACTGCCCGCGTGTTCCCCAGGTGACGGTGCCCGGCCCCGGGGAGCTGCTGCTCGACATCGCTCCCGGACCCGCGGCGGATCCACTTCCACGTCCCGGCACGGATCCCGGCCTTCTGGACGATCAGGGCGAACTGGTCGCGGAACGTCTCGCCGCTCGCCGGCCACGGGCACACGAGGTCACGCGGGCAGGCCGCGAGCGTGGCCCGCAGGACCTCGAGCGTGGTCGGCGACAGGCGGAACGTCGAGACCTTCGCGGTCTTGCTCTGGGTGAGCGAGACGGTCCCGTCGGGCCCGATCTGATCGACCCGCAGGGCCACGAGGTCGCCCCAGCGGAGGCCGCTGTCCCACGCCACGCGGACCGCCAGGTCCCACCACACCGACCGCCGCAGGCCGCAGCGGTGCCGGCGGGGGAGGCCGGCGACCGTCGCGAGGAGCTGCTCGACCTCGGTCTTCGTCCAGGCCGTGGGCACCAGCTCGGGCACGCGGACCCGGCGGACGCGGCGGGCGGTCGGCTCGCTCGCGAGACCGTCGTCGGAGGCCGCCCGCCACAAGGCGAGCAACATGCTTTTCTTCCCCTTCACCGTGTGAGGCTTCACGGTCGCCGAGTAATCGCGGAGCCACTCCGAGACGCTCTGCTCGTCGAGCTCGTCGAGACGGACCGGCCGGCCGGCCCACCGTTCGACCAGGTCGGCCACGATTACATACTGGCGGAGTGTCCCCGGCTTCACGTCGCGGAGGAGCGAATACCCGTGGCGGGCGTATTCCCCCAGGGTGTCGGGGCCTGATCGGCGGAACATGGTGGACCTCGGGCGTACCGCCCTCGGGGCTCCATGCCCCTCCTGCGGCGAGGTGATTCGCCAGTGTCCCGCCCGACGGAGCGCCGTCAAACACCCCGGACATCCGGCACGACCTGACCTCCCGGCGTTCTGTAGAGCATCGGTCTACGGAACCGAAGGTTGAAGGTTCGAGCCCTTCCGGGTGTATTCGGCTGCTCGTCGAACCATATGGTTCGGCGAGGGCCGGAGGCAAACCGGCCGCCTTGATTGGCCGGGGGTGAGGCATAGCATCGGAGGCTATGGCGATGATCACCGACAAGTCGGGCCGCAACCTCTGCACGACCACCGAAGCCGCTCGCGAGTACGGCTGCGGACCGTCCTACATCCGGACACTGGCGTCAAAGGGCGTTCTCTGGTCGAAGGTGGAATCCCCGCGGATCGTGTTCTACGATCTCGACCAGGTGAAGCGCGTCGCCAAGGAGAACCGGCAGACGCGAAAGAAACGCGGCGGGCGTCCACCGAGGGGCAACCGCGCCGCCTGACCGGAGCGGGGCCGTGGTCCAGTCTCTCCTCTATCTCGTCCGCCTGTTCGCCGCCGTCGTGCTGATCGGCGTCGCCCTCGTGCTCGTGTCTGTCGCGCTCACGACCCCCAAGGGCCGCGAGGTCTCGTTCGGCGTGGCCGCCGTCTTCGGGAGCGCGGGCGCGTTCTCGTGGCCGCGACGGCCGGACGCCTGGCGGCGTGATCCGCCCACCGAACGGCAGCTCGCGTTCGCCCGCGACCTCGGGATCCGCATCCCGAAGGGGATCTCGAAGGGCGACCTCTCCGACCTGATCTCCCAGGCGAAGCAGATCCGCGACGCCTTCTAGCACCGCTAGCAGCGGTTTTCGCGGGCGAAACCGCCCTTCTCTTTTTCTGTTCAAGCGGCCTTGACCAAAAGGCGATAACTCCACTACAGTCCCCGTCGCGTCATGGATGACACGACGGAAGTCGAGTTGTCTCGTACATGGAGGTACGTCATGGACGCCCAGGTGTGGATCGAGTTGTTGATCGTGGTCCTGCGGATCGTGTCCGCGGGGCTCGCCGGCTGACGCCGGCTTTTTTGTGTGATCCCAAAAGGCGACAAGGAGCATTGGCATGGAAGCCAACACGGAACGGATGCCGGGAGACGCGGAGGCCGCTGGGGCCGCCGCTGCGATGGCCGAAATCTACGGCCGCCGAGTGACGCTCGGCGACACGCTCGAGGTCGAGGTCGACGAGCTGCACTCGTGAACGGAGGCAAGGATGCCACGCGCTGCCAGTCGGAACGACACGGCCCTTCACCGCTGCACCCACAAGGCGGATCACGAGATCGTCCGCTCCGGACGCCTCGCGTACCACCTGACGAAGGCGGCGTGGCGGCCGCTGCGGGCGCTCGCGGAGCTGATCGCGGAGGTCGAGCGGCGTGGGGCGGCGGTGAACACCGTCGTCCTGCTCCAGGCGAAGACCGCCCGGGACCAGGGCTGGCCCTACCTCGAGGACGAGACGGGGGAGGTGTGGCGATGACCGTCGGCCAGTGGATCGGGGTCTGGCTGGTGGCGGTGGCGTTTCTGATCGCCGGCCTGACGGTCGGGGTCGTGACGATCGGCCTCTACCTCGTGGCTGTGAAGCAGGACGAACGCCGCTACGGACTGCGGCGTGGAGGGAGCCGGCCGGAGGCCGGTCGCGAATGGAGAGGCCCGGCCGCCGAGGGATCGGCGGACCGGGAGACGCTGGCCCGCGTGGGCTGGGTCGGGATCGAGAAGGTCGAGGACTGAGGAGGTCACTGTGGCAGGATTCAAGAAGGCAACGAAGGCACAGGCGAAGCTGCGGGCGGCGGTGTTCGGCCCCAGCGGTGCGGGCAAGACGTTTACGAG